CTTTGAAAGAGATTAAAGTACTCTGTCCTTCTGCGTTAGCGTACTTACGTAGTTCAAACTTATCGGGTTGAACTTGAGTTAGATTTAAACTGGTATCGGCTGCATCGTCAAACATCTCAGTACCCAGAGTCTTTCCTCGTCTACGGAAAGTGAGGAATGCCATTGGATCTTCAGGAGTACTACTGCCATAAATATCATTTAGAATAGTGCCACTAATAACGTCTTTGGCTAACTTCTTGCCGGACTTTTCTAATGCATTATCCGTAATCGGAGGTGGAGTATAAATTTCTCCCGGCTGATATGAACCTGCAATGTTTTGTGCTACTGCTTTTTCACCAATGCCTTGATTCGTCAGAGTAGAAATGTCTTGGGCTACGAAAGGATCCATACCCTCTTGAGTTAATACCTTTGCCATGTATTCATCACTAACTCCTCCGGGCTGTGCACGTAAGCTTTCTGCCTGTGCAGCAGCAAAGTCTGCGTCTGCCTGAACAGGGGGAGGTGCAGATTGTCCATAACCCATTTCACTGCGAAAGGCATCGTAGCCCTCATTTACACCATACCCAACACCACCCGCAACACTACCAACCACAGTGCCTCGTAAGACGGCTTCACCAATATCTTCTCCTCGAACAGCAGCCGTAACACCAGAAGTGCCTGCCCCTACTACTGCGCCAGTACCTACTGCGGCTGCGGCTCCACTTCCAGTAGCACCAAGAATACCTTCCGATACCCCCGGAGCAGCAGCACTAGCTGCATAAGACACCGCAAATGACAAAGCTATATCTTCTAATTTACCACCTTTAATGGCAGTATTGGCTGCAGTAATGTAAGGGATGTATGTTAAGGATGCACCGCCCGTTACTGGAGCTAGTGCAATAGCACCTATAGTGGCTATTGTGCCTATGTCTACTTGTTGCAATACCTCTTCATCAAAACTTGCAAAAACATCACCTACTGACTCTGCTGTATCCTCTACAAAATCGCCTACTGATTCCGCTGCACCACCTACTACACCACCCACTGTCTGTGCTGCATCGCCTACGAAATCACCTACTGACGATACTGTATTTTCTGCGAACTTAGCAACATCAGATACAACTGGAATATTACTGCCGCTCATTTGCCGATCTCCATAGTCAATTTAAACATGCCGTTATCTTCTTGCACAGACATGGGATACTGCAATTTCTTTAGCATACTTAACAGGTTAGGATTTTTAGTAGTAGTCTGAATACGTGTAGTGCCTACATTTTGTAATGTCTGTATCCCTGCTTTAATAGAGTCTTGTAACTTCTTTGGATCATCCTTAGTAAACAGATGCACTTCCATTGTTGACTCGTCTACTGGCATACCAACAAAGATAGTGTCAGAGAATCTAACGATTGCAGCTTCCTTCTTAGCAGCACGGGCAGACAGTGAACGTAAGAATACTTCTGGCTTTCCTTTGTATCCTTCCATAGCTAAACTATCAACAACAATTTTAGAAGGAGTCAGACCCTCAGTAGGAGGATGTAATAGTGTCTGATCTAGGTTTATCTTCCTGTTCTGCAAACTCTTTGCCGTATCTTGAATCGTAGCCATCTGCTCTGGTGTTAGAGTAGGAGGTCCTTCAGTGGCAGGTGCTGCAGTAGGAATAGCTTCAGGTGTCTGCTGCATAGCAGTTGTAGGAGCTTGTTCTACAGGAGCTTGCTCCATAGGCATTACATCCCCGCCTACAACCATCTTCCTTTCTTCACCTTCACCTTCCATCTCACCCATGATCTCATCGATCTGGGATTCAAATGCACCATCATCTTCTTCCGTAGCTTCGTCAGCATTAGACATCTGCCCCATGGCTTCCATCTTGCCAAGACCTTCCTTAGCTGCTTGACGCATCATCATTAAACGCTCAAGACCAATGAAGCGTACTACGTCAGCTGGGAATACAAACTCGCCTTCACTTAACTGTGCAGGGATATCATCTCTTACTTCTTCTTGCATTGCACCTGTAGGTACATCATTCCCGCTGACGGGATCAACTGTACCACCCTCCTGCATCATGCCGCCTTCTTTGAGCATTCGTTGTGTTTGTGATATCACTTGTCCACCTTTAGCCATACCTGCTTGTTCTTTAGTTACCCCAGCCTCATCAGGATTCTTACCCGTCTTACGCATGTATTCTTCTTTCCATGCTGTTGGGTGATCTTTTGATTTCAGCATTTCCCCTGTCTTTGGATCAGAAGAACCCCAGTGATACTTGTTGTTATCGTAGGGATCTCGCTCTGGTCTTACTCCTGCTTTCCATGCTTTTCGATAATCATACTCAGTAGTATTTAAATCAGGTGCTTCTCCATACTCTTTAACATATTCTTTGTACCAGCCAGTCTTCTTAATTTCAGCTTGAAACTCAGCTTCTTCTTTGCTAATTACATCACCGCCATTAGCCATATTTGTTGACTCTTCTGCTGAAAAGCTTTGACGTAATTTGTTGACAAATTGAGTTTGCTCTTCTGTTGGAGTTCCAGCACTAGGATCTCCAGATAAAATTCTAGCAGCTATAGTTGCTTTTCTATCTGCATCTGAAGCTTGCTTATACGTATTGCTATTTAAAAACTCTGCTTGTGATGGTGTTAATTCAAAATTAGGTGCTAGACTTTTATCTGTTCTCATTTTAATTCTAGCAGCTTCATTTAAAGCAACAGCTTCTTTTTCTTTGTCTGTTAATTTAGAATAGGGATTTAAGATGACTCGATTGTCCTCCGTTGCCATCCCTGTTACATTAGGATTGTTTTTAAAATACTCTAACTCACTGTCTTCTGGCTTACGCATAAGACCCTTAACAACATCACCACCTGCCCGAAAAGTAGGCATCTTAATCACGGGAGAAGTAGACTGCTGATGTCCAATAGGCTCAGAGCTATCCAGTGTTACTTGCTGTGGTTCTATCTTATTCAACATTGACTTGATCCCTTAAGTACTTTAATTTTCTAAGAGCATGGATGGCACCCTGAGCTTGATACATCTCAATGGGATCTACCGACTGCTCTAGCTTTGTACGTTGCATTTCAATCTCATAATCAATAGCTTCGATAAAACCTTGCCACTGATTGTTATTAGATACAAAACCTTTTAACTTAGATAAGAAGGCTTTAGCTGGTTTAGTGTCTGTATTCTTTGCTTGTGTCATAGTTTACTGTGGCATTCCGGGTGGAGGGGCAGCTGGAGGTGTACCCTGTGGTGTTATGTTACCACTAAAGCCTTGCTCTCCGGGCACTGGTGCTGCACCCACTCCGATATTGCCACCGCCACCACCTGTCATATCCTGAACACCGGGTATTCCGGGAACTCCACCTGCTGGTGCTGGAGGTGCAGGAGGTTGATTCTGTTGCAATAGAACCATCTGACGTGTAGCTTCATCTATGTTGTTGGTTACCTTGTCTGGATCTAAATCCATTGACTTAGCAATCTCACGAATGATGTAAGGGAACTTAGCGTAAGGGGCAAGAGCAGGATTACTTGCTACTTGCAAGAATTGCATTAGTCGTTGACTACGCACTTCATTTGCCATGAGGCTTTCTGTACCACGAGCTTTAACTTCTAAGTCACCCTTGATTTCTGCATCAAAGTCAAACTGCATATTAAAGCTAAAGAATGCCTCACCTAGTGGACGGAGCAAGTAGTCATCTAAGTTCTTGATAACAGTCTTAACACTACCCGAAGCAGCATTCATCAGCATGCTAATACCACTAGCAGTACGACCTACTCCTGATACGCCAGTCTGCCCATGCGAGAATGAAGGTAAGCCTGTAGACTCGTCTGCTAAGATACGAGCTTTATCAAATAGCTGTAGGTTCTCATTGGATACGTTAGGGAACTTGGTACCAAAGATAGCTTGACCGGGAGCACCACCCTGTCTACGGAATACTTTACCGGGATAGACTGACAGATCTTGACCGGGAGTCAAGTTAGTCTCATCGACCTCGAATACAAGGTTGCCAGATAGGACGGCATTATCTACCGCCATACGCATAAACCCGTTCATTAAAGTTTGTGTATCGTCCATGTTTTCTGCGATACCGATGCCAAATAGCGAGTATGGGTTTAATTCGTAGGGGACAGCGTAATACGGAATCCTAGCTGGCTTGAAAGGATTTAATACCATGCGGAGAATACGACCATTACAGTACCAGATGTTGGCTTGTAATTCATCGGCATTCTCTAACTCTTTAGGAATCGTAACTTCATTCTCTTCTAACAGTTCACGCTCAACTGCACCCCAGAACTCGAGGACTTCAAAGCGATCAATGCCTTGGTCAGTACGATAATCCATCAAGTCATCTTCCCAATACTTCTTGGTATACGACTCACCTTGTGCTACTACATCATCAATAACTGTCTTGCGGAAGAAGGGACGCTTCTTGAGAGCACGGATCTGAGTACGGCTCATCTTGTGACGCTCAATAATGTACTGTGCTTCATCCATGTTAATTGCATCTGGATCAGCATAGAAGTTCCATACGCTAACATGGGATGTCGAAGGTACAGTCTTAATCAGTGGGCTGTACTCACCTTCATTTGACCAGTTAGGATACTCTTTATCAATAGCAAAAGGACCCTTCATGATACCTGTACCAAAGAGTGCCATCTCAAATGCTGTCGATCTTAACTGCTTACTTGCATTGGATTCATCTAGCTGATCATGGATCTTCTTCTCCATCTTCTTAGCAGCTACCATCGCTGGGCTAAAGGTGGCAGATCCGGGTGTTACACCGGGACCTTCATTTAGATTCTGAATACCAGAGAGTTCATCGGCTAGAGGACCTAGACGTTCTTGCAGTGTAGCAAAGGTAGCACCGGGAGGTAAGTCATTGCCGTCACCCTTGTAACCATAGGGAGAAAAATCAGGAATAGCATCTCGTAACTTAGCCTCATTCGGATCAAAGCTAACATCTGCTGCTACACCATCGGGTAATACAGTTGGGTCTACACTGATGGGGAAGCTGTTGTTTGAAAACAATACATCTACGATCTGACCGTAGGCAGCTAGAGTCTTAGTCTTAGTAACTTTGATAAAGACACGGCTCTTCTCAGTTTCAGTGAATTGAACGTCAGGACCATAGATACCCCGATAGTTGCGATAGGCACGTAGCCATCTCTCTTCGTCTATCCTGCGGGTTGTCTCTGCTTTGGTATACTTTTCCATAAGCAACTGGACAATAGGACCAGTTACTTTATCTTCTGCATTGATGTTATCGACATCTCCTAAATTAATGGAGTCTGTTTCAATAAAATTTTTATCTATCATTCGTTACCTTTAGTATCCGAAAACATTGTCTGCAATTGCAGGACCACTACGTTGGCTCAAGGGATTATAATCAAATAGACTACTTCTAGGTCTACTCATTACTCCGTATCGCAGAGAATCGTATAAGTGATCCTCTGACTTGGTATCTATATCCTCTGGGTTATTTTTATCCAAAGGTAAGATGGGCAATTGTGCAATCAGGTTTGTGCAGTTACTAGTTATAACAAGTCTTGGCTCTTCTGTAAAGGGGTCAACCTGTAATCTTCGATGTATTTCATTCTTTCCTGCAATACGACTGCCTGCACTCCTATCTGCTGGTCTCCATCTGCAGCCAGATTGAATCATCTGCTCTGCTAATGAGGGACCTGTGTCTCCACGCTTGTGCCAACAGGAACTATCCAGTACACCATAACGAATAGTACCGTCATTCTTCTCTGCTTCTAGTACCATACCCGCTAAATCCTTGGCTAATACCTTACTTACGTACAGTTCACGGTACACAATTAGCTGTTCACTGGGGCTAACTGCAAACCAAACAACAGCTGAATATGACCCATATCCGTAGTCACAAGCCCTGAATCTAGCCCAATCTCGGGGTATTTCAATAGGGTCAATGACGTGAATCTGCCTGTTAAACTCTGAAAATGCAGCACCTTCTGCTACATCCCAGTTACCTTCTAGCAATTGCTTGCGTTGATGCTCTGGTAATGACAGCAACATGGTCTCATAGTCACCCTGTTGTGCTAAATAAGGGTTATCTATCAGCATAGCTGGGATAAACCTACGCTTAAACAGGGGTTGTCCTGCCTTACTATGCCCTGCAGGGTACTCTAATCGCTTACCTGTCTCTACATCGGTAGCCCAATAGGACTTTCCCGGGGGTGATGGGTCAATAAACATCTTTTTAACCCATGCATGACCCGGTCCACCGGGGTTAGTTGTAGCTCTCATGTAGATTGGCAGGTCTGGTGCGGTACTACGCAGACGAGAACGCATATAATTCCACGCAAATGGGGTAGACCACTGCGTTAACTCGTCAAACCCTACCCAACTAAAGGCTAAACCCTGATATCTGAGTACATCTTCGTCTCTATCGAGGTAAGAGAACCACAATCTAGCACCACTAGGGGCTACCCACTGCATCTTTCGCTCTGACCACTTGATACCCGGGTAGATCTTCGGGTACATTTCCTGCGATTTCCAGATTAATTCTCGAAGTTCTTCAGTAGTATGACGTAACAGAAGACCGCTAAAAGCAGAATGCCCCATATATCGTAAGGGGTCAGCAAGCATGGCATAAGATTTACCTCCTCCGGCTGCTCCACCATACAGTACTTCCCGTTCTGGTGCTGCTAAGAAGTAAGTCTGTGGTCCAGCATTGGGTTGAAAAATAATGTTCTGTCCCTCAATGTTAGGAACATGCATCTCTTCATCGTCAATCTGTGATTCCGTGTTCGAGGTCAACATCTGCGATGATGTTTTTGGCTCGTTTGATTCCTTTGTTACCAATTCTTTTTTCGTACTTCTCCGCTTCTTCAATGGCTTTTTTGTATTTGGTAGCCCAGCTTCGGAGAGTAGAAGCTTTTGTCTTGTTTCGCTGCTCATGTTTTATTCTTTTCAGTAACCCTGCATGCGATATCGATCTGCCTGTAATCTTAGTAAGCCAAGCTGCTACATACCGAGACGGGTACTGCTTCAGATACTTCTTAGCTTTTTCTAAAGCCTCAAGTTCATGAGGTATAGGATCTAAGACTTGATCATCAGTCTCACAAATCTTATACCCAAATGGAACCTGTATCTTTGCAATACGGGGTATCGGTACATATTCCCCAGTCTCTGGTGCATCTAGCGGTTGGGGTAGAATCCACTTGCCAGCCGTAGCACGTACCATACTTACTCGTCTTCTTCGTTATCTCGTTCTTTAGGTGGAAGAATCATTAGACCATTCGTAGCTTCAACCTGTAACTTCTCAGTCTTGACTAAACCAACCCGGTCTAAGAGATCCTTAGCTGCATTGATTTTATCACGTAATCCTAGTTCTGTGGGGTCTACCATACCAGATACAATCGACATGGCTGCACGAGGAGCATTACGTGCCATGTACAACTGGGTACGCTCCATGATCTCTTCCTTGATACCCTTAACCAAATCAGTCGTAGAGTACTCACGGGAATACCCAGCTAGTTCTTTAGCACGAATAGGATCTCCACCTGCTTCTTCAAACAGGACCTCTAGAAACTTAGCTTGCTTTTCATTTAATTCTTTTGCCATTATGTTTTCCTAAATGGTTTTACTTTCTTGGCTATTGCCTTTGGCTGGGCTACAAACTGTTTCCCAGCTTTAGTGCCCTCACGTTTAGCATTAGATGTTGCTGCGTATTCTGCAGAGCTTAACGACTTAATTGCTTTCTCAGGTAAGTAACGCTCTCCCGTCTCAGAAGACTTCTTACCAGATTTAGTAGTCCACTTCTGTTTACCCCAAGCCTTTAAGGACTCTTGTGGTTTCTTTAGTGCACTCACTTATATCCCCCACCTGCAGCTTTATACTTCTTAGCTACTAGCTGTGCTTTTCTAGCTGACCACTCTCCAGCCCCAGTTCCCTGTGTAGCCGCAGACTTTACCTGCGATACAATCTTCTTACGTAACTCGGGCTTTGTGTAGTTACCTGCAGCATTAACAGTTGATTTCTTTTTAGTTGCCATTAGTCTTCCTTAAACTGCAGTAGCAAATTCTTCTTGTACCTTAATAGATACCGTGATTGCACTGTTAGATCCTGCTAAACCTCTTATCTTATCTCCTGCCTGCAGCACAAGAGGCTCATCTGAAATTTGCAGAATGCTATTTGCATTTACTGAAACAGCTTTCATGATGGCATAGAATGTGCCACTAGCTGAATCATACCAGTCTAGTGAGATAGTGGTAGCTGTGGCAGCTTCGTTTGAAACAAGAATGCTAAAGATATACCCCGTGTACCTACTAGGTACTGTATATATATCAGCGTTACTAGTAGTTAAAAGTTTACCGAGGGTTCTATTCTTGGATATCATAAGTCTCAACTAATGTTTGAGTCGATGTAACAACACCTGTTTCTACATCTAAAAAAGATTCACAAAGCCACAAGCCTTGTTCGTCACGGTAGTATACTTCGCCCGTTTTCATTTGCCAACTCCCTTAACCATGACATAACCAAGGGTTGCGCCAGAACCAGCAGTCTTAACTAGCAGCCTAGAAAAACGAGCTTGAGCGTTGCTTACTTGAAGAATGCTTGTTGTACTTGCTGCAGTCGTAATGTCTGCGCCTAGCTGTACGAAGTTTGTATTATCAACAGATACTTGCAGAGCAAAGGTTGGGGCTGTCGTAGTAATAGCACCCATGTTAACCATCACAACTAAGTCCACACAACCCTCTGTAAAGAAAGACGGGCTGGTACTGTTTAATGTATTTGGCACAACTGTTCGGTCAAAGAATTGCCGTTGTACTGGGTTTGATGTATGGGATTGTGTACGGTTAACCGAATTAGTAAAACTTGGACTTGTACCACCAACAGTACGAACATAACGAACACGGTTTCCAGTTAAAGGAATCAACGGAGTGCGGTATTGTCCTGCGGCTGTAATCCTAGGTAACTGATACACGTCATAAAAGTTTGTTCCACCATCATCAGACTCTTGAACTGTAAAGTCTAGCGTTGGATTGGTACCAGATACTGCGGTAACAATAATATTAAACTCTTGAGATAACGCACCAGAAGTAGGAGTGAATGTTCCAGATGTATTCGTGCTAGTTAATGCTGCACTGCCAATATCTGTTATTCCTAAGTTAGCCGCAAGAGATGCGGTACTTACGGTTGTTACAGTTCCCAAAGCACTTACAGTTCCCAAAGCACTACTAGAAGTAATTACTACAGGAACGCCTGAAAAGTTATCGTTCTTATTTAATACTTCAACTTTTTCACGCAGGTACTCAAACAAACGAATATATGAAATACGAGCGTCTGTACGCTTGATAACTTGACCACCTGTGTTTGTTAATCCAATTGCAGCTGGTAGTGTTGTAGTACCAATGGGTTGTAGTATTAAAGTTGATGTAGCTACGCTAACTACTTTATACGTGCCATCAAAACCCATATCAGCACCTGTGGAGCGATTTCGTAAACCATATACGTTTACATAGTCTCCAACAACCACGGTCCAAGAACCACTTCCAATTAAAGTAAGTTCTGTAGAAGTGCTAGATGCTTGCGCTGCTACGATATTAATAAACGAAGCTGGAATGTTTCCACCTTGGACTCTTGCTACCATGCCACCAGCAGATGTAGTTGAAGCTGACGCACCAAACGCAATAGTAAATGTTGTAGAAGTGGGAGTAGAGGCTACTGCGGTTGCGGTTGTTAAGTTAGCAAAGTTTGTTGAATCTCCAATGCCGTATATAACAATAAAATCACCCGTTGTAAGACCATGTGCGGTTGCCGTAGTAATTGTAGCTGTTGTTGAACCCGACTTTACAGCTGACGTAATGATTGCTGTTGGTACTGTTAATGCTTTGTCGTTGGTAAAACGAAACCGCAATTTATAGTTTTCTGTTATTTTTGGTATAACTTGAGTTACGTTTCTACGTGCCGATGGTTGACCAGTAGAATCAATACCAACGTCATAATATTGAACTCTGTCAACTTGAAGTAAAGACCTATATTCAGTGGTTGGGACAAATGCGTAACTAAAGTTAGCTGCAACAGCTTGAACAGACGCTGTTGAACCAATTGTTACTGAATGGTTTCCTGCAAAGGTACCTGATGGATATACATCTCCAGAGTCTGATCGCACATACATAGATGCGTTAGTCGCTGTAGCATTTTCAAATATCTGACTGTAGCCGTTTGGTGCGCCGCCCATAGCGGAACGGAAATACACAAAACCTTGGCTGGTGTATGGTCCAACACTTAAAGAAGTAATCGTACCCATTGGTCCTGCTGTAGCCGTGAATACGGTAGAGCTTGTAATATTAGCCACAACTAAGCATGGGTAGTTTAATCGGCTATCACTTGTAATTCCAAGGATACCAATACGTGCGCCTGCAACTAATCCGTGTGCAGTAGAGGTTGTTACGGTTAGGGTAGTGGTTGCTTGTTGAATACTTGAAATTGCAATATTTGATGGTAAAGCAATTGGTGTTTCCGAACTTACATACTCAATAGATAGCTCTTGTCCTAGCACTCTCTGAGACATACCTAAACCCACGATTGCTTCTAACGGAACGGGAAAGGTAGACTGTGTTTCTATATACGTTTCGGTGTTTGCTGTTAGTGGGTCTTTTGAAATAACCAAATACGATGCAGATACGGCGTTACCATCTAGCTGAACAATGTCTCCAGCAGCTTTTGATTCAGTCCACGTTGTTGCTGTATTGTATGTTTTAAATGATTCACGAAACTGTGTAGTTACATTTTGTGGTTGAACTGACAAATCATCGTCTGGGAATCGAGAGATTGTCATCTGTTATTTCTTCTTAGCTTTAGCTAACTTCGTAGTCTTGAACGGAGAGAACTTTGTAACACCCGCCTTAGCAGCCTTGGAACCAGACTTCTTAATGACAGCACCACCCTTAGCCATTATAGCACCACTACGCTTACGGCTTATCATACCCTCTACCTCTGCAATACGCTTAGCAATCCGAGGATCTTGTACAGATCTCCCGGACTGGGCATTACGTAAGGAAACTAATTCAGCCTTAAGTTGATTAATTTCAAGGTCTTCTGCCATTACTTCTTCTTAGCCTTAGGTACACCAATCATGATAGCCAGTATAGGTTTTTTAGAAGCAGAGCCACCTTTAGCCATCTTCTTAGCTAAACACTTACCTGCAGCCTTACACTTAGCTGGGGAGGGGCAAGCATCACAGGGTTTAAACTTCTTTGCATCTCCACCCTTAGCCATCTTAGTCTTCTCTTCGGTTGGTGTTTCTTTTTCTTTCTTACGCTTAGAAGCTGCATCCATACGCTCTTGAGCAGCACGGTTCTGTTCTGGGGTACCTAAGATGTTTTCTTTAAGGCGGGTAATGGGGTTAGTCGCTTTAGATGCCATGATTATTTCTTAGCCTTTTGTGCAGCAGGTACAGATGCACCACAGTTAGCGTAGCCACCCATATTCATTTTCTTAGTAGAGCATCCACCTTTAGCCATCTTCTTAACTGCACCACCTTTGCTGAATTCTAAAGACTTCTGTAATTCTTTCTTCTCTTTCTCAGTCAAAGGACCCTTCTTACCAGCTGGCTTCTCTTTACCCATAGCAGAAGCATAAGCCTCTTTATCGGCAGCAGCTTCTTCCTTCTTGGTCAGCTTCTTAGACTTCTCTACATCCTTCTCTTTCATGAACTCTTTCTGAGCAGCCATGGTGTCATCATCATAGCCGGGGCTACCAGCAGCTTTCTTAGCAGCTTCATCCATCTTCTTGACTTCTGCTTTAGAGAACATCTTTGACATACGTGATGCAATACTCATGATTTAATTCCCTTAGTTAAAAATTATTTACCGTAAAACTTGTTGAGTGGGTGACTACGTGAGGCAGTAGCAGGTGCCTTTGCTTTAGCCGGAGCTTTCTTCTTAGTTACTATGCCACCTTTTCTAAACTTCAAAGACTCTTCAGCAGCTTTTTTTTCTGCAGCAGTTAATGACTTAGCTGGTTTCTTTTCTGTTTGCTCTTTACCCATTGCAAACGCTTCAGTTTGCTTGTCTGCAGCTTTTTCAGACTTAAGATCCAGAGCATCTATTCTTTTCCTCGATGCTCGATACATGTCCGGAGTAATAGGATCAGACAAATTAAAACCCGGTTCTACTTCTGTGTCTTTTAGTTTACCTTTTTTAATGCCTTGCTTAAGAGAACGTCTTTCTAGTTCATCCTGTGCGGATTCTGCTCTATTACTCCTGCCTTTTGCAGCTTCTTTTAGTTCAGCATTTGATAGCTTAGTCATTTCAATGGCACGCATCTCTTCTTTTACTTCAGCCTTTGAATCAACTGGTACATCTTTCACTTGCTTTTTCATCCATGCTGCCATTTTGGTAGTCACGCCCATCTTATTGCTCCTTAATTACGTTAGTTTATGTACTACCACTTGACCTTGTCAGCCCAATACGCAGCTGATAACTTACCCTTTGAAATATTCTTAGCGTGTCTTGCCTTGAATGACTTCTGCCTTGCTTTCTCAGCTGGGGTGCTAGGATTCTTACCTGCTCCAGATACACCTTGCTGACCAAATCGAATAAGCTTCTCTGTACTACCTTCTTTCGCTAACACAGCATGTGACTTAGTTGGGTGACCGGGAGTCTTCTTTGGCTTATTGTAGCCACTGAACTCTTCTTTACCCTTCTTAATCATTTGCTAAGACTTTCTGTTTGTAAGGTACAAGTACTCTGGATTCATTCCAGCCTTCGGCTCTCATAGCAGCTTCTACATCCTTGAGTTTAAACTTCATACCTAAGTGATGCTCCATAGCTGCCTTCACAAAGAATACATCACTGTGGGGTACATGAATAGAATCTAGTCTGTTATTCCTAACTGCGGAATAGAAATCTTCCAGTACGTAGTCATCACGTAACTGGATCTTTTTCTTTACTCTTTTAGGTACAGATAGTTTTACTTGTTTTTCAGACATTGTCAATCTTTATTATTGTTCTTGTTTGACTGCACCCTCGTCTTAGAAGACTCGGTCCTAGTGAGCACAGAGAGTGTATCTCATTGTATACAGTTAAATGTAGTTCAAAGGTATGCTCACTTAACTGTAACACTCTAAGTGTCTTTTAGTTTAACTATCTTTTACATTTAACTGTATTTACACTTAACTATGTTTTTATAGTTTAACTATATACAGTTAACTGTATCACTTTAAGTGAGTCTGTTAGACGTAGTTTTGCATTAATCTAAATACTTGTCAAGTACTATTTTTAATTGTGTAGTTAAACTGCCACACTCTTAGCTACCCACTCGTTATCTGCTAACACACTAGAACCTTCTCTAAGCTGTTACAGTTATCTGGTGCACCCTAGGTATCACCTTAGGTGAGATCACGTCTTGTAGGCACCTCTAATGCCCTGCAATCAGATTGTACCACATAACCTAAGTACTTTAAGTGATATGTTTTATGTGCTATGGTTTACGTGTAGCATTTAAAGTGATGTTCAAAGGTGAGGCAGGAAATGTGTGAGGGGGCATGTGTAGATATGTAAGTGTACACTAACCCTTTTAAATACCTGATCTGTGGGTATAGCCATATACAACTAACGCTACCCCCCGCCATGACCCACACGCACCCCCGCACCTGCTCGCACAATCACGTCATGACCTGCAGATGTGCGGATAATGCATAATGATGTAGATATATGTATCTCAAGAAGCTTTAAAAACAAGGACTTAGAAGCTTAGTCTAACTGATTGTTTATCAGTTCAAGGGTAAAAGGTGCTTAAAAAATAGGCAATTTGATTGATGGTGAAACCATAACCCCTAGTCGGTGTATGGCTTTTTACCCTATCCCCCTTTCACCGAAGGTGTTTCACTTATCCTGCTTTTCACCTTTGCTGTTTAGTTTGATGTGTCGATTGTTTGCCGATTGTTCGACATATCACCTTTGGTGTTTTCACAAATCGTTACTTCACCTTTGGTGTTTTTGTGTCGAATGTTGGTCACTAAATCCTCATTCAAGGGTCATGTAGGTTTTTAATGGGGAACATTCAAGCAAAGCTTGAAAAAATATATTAAAAATAAAAAGGGAAGATTGGCACGAATCTTTTACTAAAGTAACTTTTTCTCGGCAAACTTTTCTCGGCAGATCTACCCTTTAGCCTAAAGGCTAACTTTTTGAAGGTCGAAAAAATAGTTTTACTTATTTACGTGAATATATTTACCCTTTAACTGAAAGTGAAAGGGGATATAAATATATTCACTTTTAGTAAATAAGTTAAACTAAATAAAGGAAAAATCATCATGGCAAACTCAATCAAATCGGCTCTTTTGGCTAACGAAGTTAGTAATTTGGCAATCTTTCAAGCCAAAGGCTTAATCCCCGAACTTCCTTCCAAGGAAATCAAAACATCAACCGTTAAGGTTGATAGCAAACTCCAGTCGAAGACTGGTAAGAAGAAAACTGAAAAGCCAACCAATGCGGAATTAGCGAAAGACTCTAAGAGTCGGCATGAATTCAGCGAGATTATGAGTCGACAATTCGGTGAAAAGGGTTTTACCCTTGGCGATGCTATTGAACATTCAGCTAGTGTTTACACTAGTTTAGTGAAACAAAAACGCAATCAGCTTGAAAAGCTGTGTGAAATCGGCAAGGTTTTACAGGAACTTCGTTCCGTAATTGGCAAGTCTGACAAAGAGTTTGGTCAAGCAGTAAAGTCTACGGCTCTTAAAAACATGAGCCGTCAAGACCGTAGTGATGCCATGTGGTTATCCGAAAACTGGATAACTATCCAAGGCAAAATGAAAGAGTTAGATATTAACTCTTGCAGTGCTAGTTATCTTCGTCAGTTACTTCGTAAAGAAGCAAAATCTACCGATAGCGAAGCTACTGTTAGCGAAGCTACTGAGTCAGATCAAGACTCTAGCGAAGCTAGTTCTACTGTCGAATCTTCGTCACTAAAACTATCAGGGGATGATGCTGAAAGCATAGCAGTTGCAGTCATCCAATTAGCGAAGCTAAAAGGTGTGTCACTTGCTGAAATAGCTACGCTAATCCTAGCCGAATCAGCTATCTAAAACCTACGGTTTATCTTGCAGTACCCATTAGCCCCTAACGGGGCTTTTGGCGTTAGCAGGGCTTGCATTTGCATCACCTTGCTATGTAGTGTGCTATGCCCTGTGCCATGTAGTGTGTGACATGTATGTGTATGTCACGCCATGATGTATGTATGTGTCTCATATCGAAGGCACAGGGTTCATGGCACAGTCTTTTACCTGTAAAAATAGGGTAATACAAAGTATTAGGGAAAATCCCTATTTACAAGGGTATTTCTATGCCCCGAAACTGTAAGCCAAGCAACACAATTCTACTGTCGAATGTTCGGCACTAAATCGGAGGTTATCAATGCCAACTTATCAAGACTATGTAGCGTATGCAAAAGCCAAAGGCTTTATCCCTTTCACCGAATCTACCTTCAATGCTTTTATCAAAGCAAAGATCAATCCCATCACTTCAACCACACTTTAATCGGAGATTAACCATGAAAAAAGTATTCGTAGTGTCCTCTCATGTAGAGGTCGAAAAAAACAACTGGAGCAGTATGGTACTCAAGGCATTCACCAAGCTTGAGCATGCACAGTCATTTGCACAGGAGCTAGGCGAATGTGCTGAGAGTAATGAAACCATCGAAGTAGAAACCATTGACTTAATCGGAGATTAACGATGTTAAATGAAATTCAAATAGCAGACCTCAGCGTAGCTGATAAGTCGCATGGTAGTCCATATGATCGGGGTAGGGCTGATAGCTACTACCACAGACCTGAATGCCCACACTATTATCCACAGGGTACATACAACGGGGATCGCATCACAGACCTTACACCCGAGGAAGTAAGAGCGTACCTCGCAGGATATGCACACAATGAAAAGTTCGGGGACAAGAAATCGTGGGATTAGTACATAGTACTAAGGGAAAGTCCATATTTACAGCCTAAATTGTAGCTACGACAATGGAAGCCAAGCAATCGAGTTCTACTGTCGAATATTCGTCACTAACCATCGGAGGTTTATATGTCTGCAATCACTCTTTTATCCACAGTCGCTAATGCCAAGATCGAGAAGACGAATGCCCTTGTAGGTGGCAATCATCTGTATGCCGAGATGAGCATGATGCCTAACAATGTCATCTGTGCTGGCAGTAAAGCTGCACAGTGTATGACCCCATGCCTTAAGAATGCTGGTCGTGGTGTCTTCTCGAATGTTCAGTTATCCCGTCAACGGAAGACTGATTTTTGGATGTCCAATCCTACTGAATTCAAGGCTCAATTAGTAGGTGAATTGGAAGCCCTAATCAGGAAGGCTCAGAGACAGGGTAAAACGGCTCGTGTAAGGCTTAATTGCTTCTCGGATATATCTTGGGAGCTTCAAGCTTGTAATCGCAATGGCAAGCCATTTAAGGGCATTCCACAGGCTTTCCCCGAAATCGAGTTCTACGACTACACAAAGCATGCCTCACGGTTAGGTAAGACACCTAGCAATTACACATTGACATTCTCATACTCTGGTGTATCCACCTATGTGAATCAAGTCAAACTGGCACAGGGTTCTAGCGATACCAATATGGCAGTCGTATTCCATGGCAAGGAATTGCCAGTCACATTCATGAATCGTAAGGTAATTGACGGTGACTTACACGATGCTCGTATCGATGATCCTAAGGGTGTGATTGTGGGACTACGTGCCAAGGGTCCCGCTCGTAAGGATGTATCAGGTTTTGTAGTCCACATTTAATCGGAGGATATATGACAGTTCAGAGCTTAATCGGAGGATACCCATGATTATCGTTATTCGTACCCAATACATGGAGAACTATGGGGCACATGACTGGGATGGTAAGGGTGTGTGTCCACAGTACTGGAAGTACAAAGGTGGCTCAGAGTACAAGGTTCGGAATATCCCTAGTGATATCAACACATACCCTAGCATTGTAGGTATGGTAAGCAGGGATGTAGCAAAGGATGATGACTATTGCAGGGAGTATGTACTGGAATGGTTCGTAGAAGCAGATGACTATATGTCATGGTTCGAGAAGTCCCAGCTTGAGCAGGATGGGTCTATCACCTATGGTGAACCCGAGATTGACTATCGCAGTTTAACTAGCACCATTTAACGGAGGATGTATGGATATTACTAAAGCAATCGAGATCATCAAGGAGTATGGCAATGGCATCGGTACTACCGATATCCTGCTCACACTCAATGAGATGTTAGATGACGAAGACCTACCCAACAAGGATCGTGCCGCATTGAACCTGTTTATGCATGAGGGTCGGAAGATGTTTGAATCTGTAAAGATTCGGTTAGAAGTATGAAGATCACACCAGTAGCACCCGTCTACCCTGTGCCCAAGTTCAATAGGCACAGGGAACAAGCAGTATATACACCTAAACCCAAGGAGAAAATTGTGCAATATATTACACATAATGAAGATGATTCCATCCGTACCTGTGGCACTTGCCTACGAGGTCACATCACTACCAGCTACGCTAATCTAGTGGATGCATTTGGTCAGCCCATGAAGGATGGGTTCGATGACTACAAGTCAGATGCCGAGTGGATAGTACAGTTTGAGGATGGTAGTGTAGCTACAATTTATAACTATAAAAATGGTATCAATTACTGTGGCTCAGAGCATGGCACACCTACACATCGGATCCATGACTGGAACATAGGTGGATATGATACAGCCGTAGTTACCTACATCATTGATGCATTGAAGGAGACAGCATGAAAATCAAACCTGATTTGACTACGAAACAAGTAAAGCACTGGCTTGGTAGTGATGCATCTAAAGATGATCTGATCGAGATCATTAGGGATGTTGCCAATGGTACGTACCCAGCACACTTACTAGCAGATGATATCTATGGATACATAGACGGGGAGGATGTATGACCAAGCTAGAGTTAATCAAAATGATTAGGGAACTAATCGAACCCGAGACTACCCCCGATCCTGACAATATGTCAGACGGGGAGTTGCTCGACATCATCTACGATCTAGTGCGATCAGAAGAAGCACAGGCAAAGGATGACTGGATCAAGCAAACCAACAAGGAAATCAGAGAGGGGAATGTATGAAAAAGTATGAGGTGCTTATAGCAAGGAATGAAACCACAATCTATACGATTGAGGTAATGGCTAAGTCAGAAGACGAAGCAGAGAAGAAGGCATATGTAAAGTTCGCCAAGAATGACATCGAAGATGAAGAAGTAGTGTATGGCGAGGAAGAAACTCACGAGATCAACGAGCTTGAATAGGAGGATGTATGAGAGTATTCGTATACTGGAATTTACACAAGGACTGCTGGTCAGTCAAGGCACTCGAGGGTGAGAACAAGGGCAGGGTCATACGCCATGCCAACAACATCAACCTCACTCACTGCACATTCAAGGTGTCTAAGGCAGGCAGGGAGCGTGTGCTCAGGGAGAAGCGTAAGAATGTACATGCTGGTGTAGTGGGTACACTCAGCTTTGTAGGTGAGATGGGTGACACAGGATTGTGGAAATGTGCCAGCACCTATCCTGCATTCGTACCTGTTACCTACAACCCATACAAGTACAGCACATTTGTTCGTAAGAACAATGACTACATGGAAATGCACACATCCCCCGATGTATTTTTAAATCAGGATCGAAGTGTGTTTGCAATGGTCTAAGGGTTTGTCCCTATTGACGGAGGTTTATTGTAGCTACGATACTAGCAAGGCTTTATGTTTCTACTGTCGAATGTTCGGCACTAACTTGGAGATACACAAATGAAGATAAGCAAAGTGGAAGTAGAAGTACCAGCAGGTCACTACATACTAGGTGATCCATGCTATGTAGTACCCGATAGTGATTGGGATTCCTTACTGCAGTCATGCAATTACTTTGAGAATCCTATCGGCTATGTTAAGGATGGAATACAGGAGTTCCCAGTACTTGCATTCAGTACCCTTTGGGGTGATGGTTGCTATAAGGGTACGGATGGCAACACATACCCAGTAGATGCAGGATTGATAGGGCTAGTGCCTGTAGAAATATTGGGCAAGGATGTCCACAACTTGAGGGGTGACCTATCTAAGATAGTCACATTCGATAAGACGATTAAGTGCAGCAGGGACAGTGATGGCAAGCTACGCTTTGGTCACATCACAATCGACACAGATCCTGCGGATGAGGAGGAAGAAGAATGAAAGGACTACGACTAACCATAGAGATAACAGCAGACGATGGTCTTGCATTAGGCGAAGCAATCCAAGCAGTGGTAGATAGGATAGGCACTGGTACTAATGATAGTGCAAGTGCCACAGATGAGTGGTTCTACAAGTACACACTAGAAAATCATGGGAGGATTGATGAGTAACTTTGATATTGGATTCAGCCTAGTGCTAACAGGTGTAGCACTGGCTGTGTGTATAGGGGCTGTATACATGATGGTGTTCGTACTATGAGAGATGATCGGACACAACAGGAAAAAAACACACAGTATTTTTATGTGGCACTGGCTGGGCTAGGACTACTGGTAGTAATGGCACAGGTTTGTATGTATGTAGGTTACATGATAGGGGAGTGGTTGCTATGACGATTACAAGTACAGATGTACAGATGTTTGGATGCACTCAAGGTGAAATGGATGCCATGATCGAAGTAAGTATGTATAGATCCGTACTGGGTGATACGAATGGGCTATTGATGCTGGCTATGGGTATCCTCAGTGATGCACAGCATGTGATGGCATGCGGTAACACAGAGCAGGCTAGGCAGTTCATCAACAAGTCCAAGTATGTGATCAGTAAGGTAATGGATCAACACGATAACCGAGAGGAGGAGTAATCATGCCAAGAGAAATTATTTTTAATGGTCGTAAGCCAAGCAAGCAACAGATACTGAAGCATGTCCGTCTACTCATGAAGGATGGGTGGCATGACATTCATGTTTGTTGGGGTGAGAATCGGATTGAGATTGAGAACATTCATGGGTACTGGCATGGCAGTGGCTGGATCAGGAACATCTCAGGCTATGACCTAGCTAACTTTGAATTGAATGAAAGGAGAGCAGCATGAGCAAGCAAGTATTGTGGGTAATTAAAGAGAAGCATACGGATCACATCTTCTCGACACTCAAGGAAGCTAAGGCTTCTACTGTAGGGTTTGATGACTGGGTACATACTAGTACTAACATCCGTATCATTGCCCGTGTAGTACTAGATAGATTTCGTAAACGTAAACAGAAAGGAACCAATGGATGATGCACTCGAAGTGGTAGTACCTAATCATCCCAAGGCACGACAGCGTAACAAGTTCGATGCCCCAGTGGATGTGAAGGAGCATGACTGGGTACATACGAATGTCAAGTTTGTAGGTACACCAGTGCAGTATGGCACAGTGTACAAGGCATTCAAAGGTACGACACCCTTCACTGATCTAGGATACAAGGCACAGGCTGATTGCCCTACACACACCATCAGTAGATGGTCGGTAAGGGAATGTCCTGTAGCTAAGTACGATGGTGACAGTTTGTGGTTAGCGTTTGAATCAAGGGGTGGTACACCTCACCAGTTCTTGCAGTATGTAGCAGATACACAGCCTGTAACAGTTGTAGGTACACATTTACCTGTGTATTCAATAAGATGGAAGCAGACGATCTACTCTAAGGGTTTACCCCCATTGACAAGTAGTTACGGTAGGTCTGATACTAGCAGTGCAATTTAGTTTCGTAGTTCAATTTCAATCATACATTTTATAAGGAAATAAATATGTTAGTTACATCAAACAGTGGTATCCCAGCATTGCCAGCACACTTGGACTTTGACCCAGTGCGTGAGCCACAGATGCGTAATGGCATTGCAATCCCTA